TATTAATAAGATTCAAAATACTTTCATGTAAGAGTGAAATATCTTCAATGCGATATTCTTGATATGGTTCCAAATCTTTATATACTGGAAATGTTTGAACATTCAATGTTTCTTCTGGTATATGTTCTTTACAAAACTTGATAATAATATTATGTAATTTATAGTAATCACAATACATACGATTATTTAAAATAGCTCTTACTTTCTTAACATGTTCAAATTCCATTGCAAATATCTTATATTGATAATAAAACGAATCCAAGCAAAATAAAAAAATATGTTTATTGTTATCTTTTATTAATTCACCGTGCAATTGTTTTAATTGATTCAACTTAGACGTAACATTATTTTTTGTAAGACCTATTTCCTTTTTTATAGATATAATATTCTTAAAACTATTTTTTAATTTGTCATTTTGAAATATATATGTGTTAGACATGATTGTTGATATAAAATACGGATATATAATTTAACTGTAAAAAACACATTAATACAATAATTAACTTACTTTTTTTTAAATACGCACTAAATAAAACACGATGTTTGGTTGTAAATTTCTCTTTCTAATTCTTCATATTCTTTGACTAAATTCAGCTTATCATCTTCGGTGAATGCAGACACTTTATTTATAACTTCGTGTGTAAATGACGCGATAACTGGCGTAATTGGTGTCCACATAGAAAGTGCAGTATTAAGTAGGTTGGAATCTGTGGTTGGGAATGTTTCATCATCAACTTTTATAGGGTTTTTGTTTGGTACATTTTCTTTGTTACGTTGTTCGCGTGGGATATATTGCTTGATTTCCCAATATTGACCAGCTTCTTCATCATATACCAAATGACTTTCTTTATTTTTATTTAATTCATATTGGAGAGCGTTAGATTGAGGAGTATTATAGGGATCTATTTTTAAAAATGCAAAATAATAAGGATTTTTGTTTTCATTTATTTTATAAATCATGTCTAATTCGGTCACATAACCAATTCCCATATTTTTGAATGCTTCATATACTGTCTTTTTGTTTACAGAACATAACATTCGTGGGATATAAATAGAAAGTGACATTGTGTATCGTAAATTTGTTGGTGTATCAACTTGTTAACATAAATAATACAATACATTTTAATCAATTTTTTACATTATTTATTAATAAAATGTAATAAATATAAAATTAATATTATAGTATAGAATAATTAATGGAAGATGATAATAACACACCAAGCGATATAGAAATATACAATGGGGGAAAATAAATACTTAATGGGTTCTTCATTATTATACTTGATACCAGGGATGCACGCAGTTTACCGAACAAAATACCTATTATCGTCTATTTTGATGGTCGGTCCATTGGTTTCATACAAATATTGGTCAAACCCGTGCAACAATATGTGGAGGACTGCCGATATAATTTGTGCAAATATTGGAATGGGATTATTTATAGGAAATACTGCGTGGAATATACAGGTTCCATTTTACAAATATACTATCGGTTCATTGTATGCAACTGGAGCAACCTGTTATATATATGGAACTCTAATACATAAACAACGTAACAAATCTTGGTATTTATATCACGGTGCTATGCATGCAATGATGTGGCTTGGACATTCATTAAATGTTTGTGCGAGACAGTAAATATCACATAAAAATTTATTTTTTCACCATCTGAATTAATAATTATAATAACAAATATAAAATTGATATTATAGTATAGAATAATTAATGAATCAAAATATAGATTTCATGATGCCATTACGAAACGCCTATTACCAACTTAACACCCACCCTATTATTCCAGTAAACCCAACTGGTGAACCCGATGATACATTTGGAGTATTAACACTTGACTTAAATGAAGTGAGTATTACAACCCGTCCTGTATTTATATTATTTACAGTAGATACTACTGGATCTATGGGAGAATACGTTAATGGGTATACTACCAAAATGCAATATGCAACACAAACCCTAAAAAGTATAGTAAAATATCTATCCACACAAGAAGCTGATATTTATATACAAGTAAATACATTTAATACTGAAGTACATGAATTAATCCCTCATATGAAAGTAACACCACAATCTGTAGAAGAAATGTTAACCCTTTTACGTACAATTGATGCAGACAGAACTACCAATATTGAAGCAGCATTGAAATCGGCAAGTACATGTATAAATGAATATGCAGAAATGAATCCAACACACTCATGTGTACATATATTTATGACAGATGGCGAACCGACTGATGGTGCAAGTACATCAACTGAACTCATTCATTGTATAACAGGTGATTACTTGTCAATAAATATTGGTTTTGGAATGGATCATAATGCAAAATTACTATGTGAAATAAGCAATTTACAAAATAGTGAATATCATTTCATTGATAATATAGAAAAATCACATCTTGTCTACGGCGAATCCCTACATAAGGTATTATACCCTTGTCTCCATAATGTTAATATTCATATTGATAATGGTTTTATATATAACTGGCTTACTAATGAATGGACAACATCCATTCATGAAAATACACTTATTGGTGACATGAATAAATCTTATCATATTAAAACTAATACACCAAGTTCCATGTATGCAAAGGTAACTGGTTACTATGATAATGAAGATAATACAGATATGCTGTATTTGGAAGAAGCAGTAAACAAGCTTCCTGAACTATTGGATGACAATGGAAGCATAATACACGATAATACTATTATTAATTATGCATTCCGTCATTGTGTATTGGAGGTGTTATTTGTAGCGACCCATACTGATAAACATGCCAATACTGAGGTAATAGAGATAATCAAAACCCGAATCCGTGATTTGTTTCGTATAATACGTACATATAGAGAGGAAAATGACCTATCTAATGATAAAATGATCAAACAACTTATGAATGATTTATACCTTTCCTATTGGAACATAGGTGATATGGAAGGAGAAATATATGTACTCGGTAGACATTGTTCACAAGGTAATCAACAAGCTTATACGCCAGGTAATCAAATTGTTCATGGTATTATTGGGGATGATATTGATATACCCCCAAGACCAATATTGCGTCGCGCAAATCAGTATAACTCACCAAATATATGGAATTCCAGTTCCAGTAATATATTCGGGTTAACTGAACAATTAGATATAGATATGTTGTCAATAATGAATGATGATATGGAAAGCGAACACTCTTGTTATAGTACACCCGCTATTCGTAATACAACCCGTTCTATTTTAATACCAGATGAAGACGATTAAATGTATCCATAATAAATTAGTATAGCATAAAAAGTATTTAAATAACATATTTTATATATATAAAATGTCAGCTGAAGATACCAAAGTTCCGTCAAATTTCCGCGTATTAGTTAGTGATTTTACTCGTGATTTATCAGTTGCATTTCCAGAGTATTCCTATATGTGGGATAAATGGGGAAATGAAGATACTACCGATGAAGATTTAGAAAAATTATTTGATTTTTGTTCCAAAGTGTATCCTGCACGCTTTTTTGATATTTTATATCAAAACGAAGAAATTTTTGTAGAAGGTAGTGACCAAGATGTATATTTTTTTCCTAACATGAGTTTTCGTTTGATTTTTAATAGCGAAGGGTTGAGTGAAAATAGTAAGAAAATTATTTGGAAATATTTACAACTGATGTTATTTACAATAGTAGGCTCAATGGATGATAAAAATGAGTTTGGAGATACTGCAAATTTATTTGCAGGAATAAACGAAAATGAACTACAAACAAAGTTGAATGAAACCATGAAGAATTTAGCTGGATTTTTTGAAAAAATCCCAACACCCGATTCTTCTACGAATGAAGGTGAGAAACAAGAATCTAATGAAGGTGAGAAACAAGAATCTAATGCAGGTGAGAAACAAGAAGGTGGTGATCCATTTGCAAATATATTCAAACAGATGCCCAATATAAAAGGTATGCCTGATATCAGCAATTTACAAGATACATTAAAAACACTATTTGATGGTAAGATTGGAGCATTAGCAAAAGAAATGGCAGAAGAAATTGCAGATGATTTTAAGGATGTTTTGGGAAATAATATGGATAATACAGCCAATCCTCAAGATGTAATAAAACAGTTGATGAAAAACCCAGCAAAAATATCAAAATTAATAAAAACAGTTAGTTCAAAACTTGATAACAAAATGAAGGACGGGTCCATTTCCAAAGACGAAATTATGAAAGAAGCGGGTGATATGATGAGTCAAATGAAACAAATGGGTGGTATGGACAATATGAAAGAAATGTTTGAAACGATGTCAAAGAGTATGGGATTAGGTAAAGGCGCAAAATTTGATAAAAATAAGATGAATCAAATGCTACAACGCGAAGAAAATAAAAACAAAATGAAAGAACGAGCAGACCAACGTAGAGAAAAAACAAAAAAAGAAAAGGCAGCCGAATTCCATAAAGCAATGGAGCGACGTAGGGAACAAATCGCATTACAACAACAATATTTATCTGCCACTGATGACCCTAATCATTTGGTATTTAAATTAGATGGAGAAGAAAATCAAGATAAGTCATTTATTCATCCAGATATAGAAAAATTGATAGAAGAGGAAGAGGCAGAAAAAGCTGCCAAAGAAGAATCTAAACAGAATAAGAAAAAGAAGAAAAAGAAGAAGGCATAAATTATACATCTTTTCTCTCATAGTACTATATAATAATAATGAGCGTATTTGATTTCATTGATGCCCGCTTTTTTGTATTAAGTTTAATCATTGGATTATTCGCAGTATATATATCTATGCCTGATTTAAGAACAATTTATGTATATCCTACTCCCGAAAATGTTAGTTTATTACAATATAAAGACAAAACTGGTACCTGTTTTTCTTTTTCACAGGAAGAAGTAACTTGTCCTACTGACCCAAATGATATATCAAAAGTACCAGTACAACAATAAGTAACCTATTTTACAGTATATATTTTCCACATGTATAATATATACTATGAACTTTAAACGATTACTATATACAGATTTAGGTCGCATATTTATTTCTATCATATTGGGTTTAGGTGTGGCTACATTATTTCGCAAGGTCTGCACAGATAAGAGCTGTATACGTTTTAATGGACCCATTATTAGTGATTTAGAAGATAAAATATATAAACATGGAGAAAAATGCTATAAATATAGTACTCGTACTGATAAATGTGATACTACAAAAAGACAAATTGATTTAATGGACAAAGACGCAAAAGAAAATTAAAACTATTATTTCTTTAGCAAAACATTGTTTATTATATTCGTTAAACTATACAATATTTGGTATAATTATTATTGTATAGTTTATGGAAAATACTACTCGCATTGCCGATTTACCAGCTGATGCAGGTGCAAGACAAGCAACTACTGCTTATGCCAGTAATATACCACCTACTACCATAAGTATATCCAATTCAAAACAAAGTAAAATGGACGGTGAAACCCCAACAAACTATACTCCCATTAATGTACATCCAAATCCATACGGTGTGTCGGGAAATAACCCTATTATGGAAGCTCCATCTCAATCACAAGATATGCAACAACAACAATTCTCTATGCAACATCCTGGACAACAGCAGCAATCCATGGAAGCATTGCAGAATATGGAACATCAACGCTTACCGTCACGTGATATACCTACAAATACTATTCAATACTCAAATGACTCAGGTGTTCAACCTAATTATATACCAAAGCATGATGTTGAACGTGATTATGTCAAAGACCATTATGATACTACCGAAAAAAACTTAAAAGAATACGAACAAAAACAGCGACAATATAATCATTGGGATTCTATATTCAATGATATCCAGGTGCCTATATTCATAGCCATTTTGTTTTTCTTTTTCCAACTTCCTATTGTAAATACTATGATATTTAAAAAATTCGCATTTTTATCGTTACATCATGATGATGGTAACTTTAATATGATGGGTCTCATATTTAAAAGTTGTATGTTTGGATCATTATATTATTCTGTATACAAAACTACAACATTTATTAGTGAATTATAACATTTTAATATTTAAAAAATTGATATATATATAATTCTATAATTATATATAACTAAGAATGAACAAATCTGTTAATAAGGTTGTTAACAATATCCATACCGAAAAAATACATATTCCCAAACCTATTTTGAAATGGGTTGGGGGTAAAACCCAAATAATAGATACACTGATTGCTGATTTTCCTGTTGAAATCAATAATTATCGTGAAACATTTTTAGGAGGAGGTAGTGTATTATTAGCATTATTAACGTATGTAAAAAATGGAATTATAAAAATACATGGTAATATACACGCGTATGATTTGAATGAACCATTAATTTATATCTACAAAAATATACAAAATAATCATAATGAATTATACGAGCAATTGCAAAACATTATAAAAGAATTTAATAAATGTGGTAATGGTGAACTAAACCGAAAACCAGCTAACATTGAAGAAGCAACAGATTTGAAAGAAAATTATTATTATTGGATAAGAAGTGAATATAATAAATTAGATGAAAAAAATAGTATATTAGGTTCTGCTATGTTTATATTCTTAAATAAAACCTGTTTTAGAGGTATATTTAGAGTTGGACCAAATGGGTTTAATGTTCCATTTGGACATTATAAGAATCCAGAAATCATTAATAAAACACATTTGGATGAAATACATGATTTAATTCAAAATGTAATATTTGAATGCTGTGATTTTAATACATCACTAACAATTGTAGAACCCAATGATTTTATATATCTTGACCCTCCATATGCTCCAGAAACTGTTAAGTCATTTGTAGGATATACGGAAAATGGATTCAATCTTGACAATCATAACCAATTATTTAAATTAATTCACGGTTTAACTGATACAAATAAAAAGATAATGCTAAGTAACGCAGATGTAGAATTAGTACGTGAAAACTTCACAAATAAAAAATATAATACAATATCTATTTTATGTAAAAGGTCTATTAATTCTAAAAACCCTGATGCAAAAGCAAAAGAAGTTATTATTAAAAATTATTAAATTATTATATTTACATTATAGGTGCTACCAAATCACTAAAACGAATGTATTCAATACCCCATGATTTTGCTATATCCAATATAAGTTGTGTTTTTTTTGTAATATTTCCACCAAAATATCTTGTCTTACCATTCGTTAATTCTTCTTCTTGATATGCTACACACACAATCCTAAGCGGCTTTCCATACAATTCAGGTATATTCTGGTATTTAATAAATGTTCCATATACCTTTTCTCCTGCTGTTCCAGATACCCACCAATTAGATGTTTTTACTTCATACACATATTCATCTGTTTCCCAGTCTGGTTCAAATCCATCCATGCGAATTACTTTTCTTGGATTCTCACCACGTGCTTTTAAAACATCAAATACCAGTTTTTCACCCAATAAGGTTGTCCATTGTCCGTTATTTATTTGTCCTATCATATCGTTGCCCCATTTTTTTTCTTTTTCTTGTAATTCCTTTTTCTGTTGTGCAATAGATATATCAGGTTTTTTTATAACGTTTGATGGTTTCGTTAATGCCCATGATATACGTTCTTTTAAATTCATATCATAAGTATTAACCGTTTTATTATCAACGGTTTCTATTTTGGGTTGTTCTTGCTCTTCATTAAATTCACTCATCGTTAAAAATATAATACCCATTTAAGTATTACATTTTTATCAATTTTTTACATTACATTGCTTGTTTTTTAATTAATGCCAGTATAGGATGTTCTTTTTGTGGTGTTTCTTTTTTTATATTTTTACGAGTTTTACTTTTTACAGTTTTATCTACATTTTTCTCCTTCTTTTTATTAGAGTTATCATTCGGTGCATATCTTAAAAACCACATTTGATATTCTTTTGTAGTTCTGTCATTACTCAATTCTTTAAACATCTCTGTTTTCTTTGAACGCATATCTTCCAATGTTTCTTGTTTACCATAACAATCTATACTATAGCGTTTTAAAATACCGTGTTGGTCCAGATGATTATGTTGTTCCATTTGAAATAAAAACATAGCAATACACATTAATCTATCTTTATTATAATGCGGCATATTTGCATACAAGAAACTTAAATAAAAAGCCAAAATAGTATCTATTGTTGCAATTTTTATATTCTTTCCATCAACTGTAATTTCATTGTAACTATGACAAGCGATTGGTTCATAAATGTATGCCATACTATATTTACCAACAACTATTTCTACATGCCTGGGAATAATTTCACCAATGGATTTATGTTTAATTATTTTTATATCTTTAAATTTCTCTTTTTGTAGACGCTCCTTCGCGATTAATGCACATTTATCTGGGTCATCCGAAATAATATCAAAATCAGGGATTGAGTCCACTAACTTCTTTTTGGATTCTGGCATATGATTTGCATATAAATGTGTTGAATACCCGCCAAAAAATACGGAACTATTATCTATAAAAATATCTCGCATTAATAAATGTAGTCGTTCTTCATTTTTCAATGATATATCCATTTTCTTCGTAAAATCAACCGCAAAACAGTTTTTCTCTAATTTCATTGGATAATATTTATTCAATATACTTAATCGTTTTGAAACTTTTTCCCAACGCGACACATCTCCTGCTGGTCTTGACAATTCTAAATACATCGCCATTCGTAAATAATCAGGAGGCGCATATTTTATACCCGCTATTTGTATAGCATCTTTTGTTATAGAGTTATAAATCTCACTATGTAAAAACGTAATGTCTGCTATGGGAATAAAATTAACAAACACTTTAAATGTACCATAATGAACACCTGACTTCGCTTCTACTTCCGTATATCCCGCCTTATAATATATATCTGCAAGTTCTTTGGCATCTTCTAAAGCATTCGCCGAAAAAAAATCATAATCAGGTATTTCTATATCTCTTTTATAAAATTGTGCATATGTTGGTAAAATATTGTTAATGGCAGTTCCGCCATAACATATCAACTTCTTTTTGATAATAAAATCCTCCACTATTTTTAACATTTCTTGAATATCCTTGCTGTTAACCTTTTTACGTCCTTGTAATTTCTCAGTTTCATCCACAGCATGACGCAATATTGCTAACTCACAATCTTCAAATGTCATATCATCCTCACATAATTTTGTATTAAATTTCCTTTTTGGTTTATTAGAAGTCTTCTTTTTGGTTTGTCCACCCATATTATTTATAATATAATATAATTAGAAATAATATTACTAAACTTCATTAATGAGAGTTGTCTTAATTTACTTAGTAAAAAATTTTAATGCACTTGCGAGTGGAACTATACCTGCGTTCATATCATTAAAAAACTCCTCATATTTTTTAAAATTTTCATCTACTATTTGAAATTGACATAATAAATTTTGACAACCATGGTTTACTATAAATTCTTTATATGCTGGGTTTGACTTATTTATTACTATATCAGGTTGTACCATTTTCATATTTTTTGATGTTGTATGTATATTATCATCTTTTAGTAATACTGGTTTTCTTGCATGACCTAATAAATCTGTGTAATGATATAAATTCAAGTATTCACTACCACTTTCAAGATTCATATACTTTGTTAAATCATAACAATTTATTGCCCCCTTTTCACATGATGTATGGTCATTATAATCATAGTTTACTGTTTTATCTACTATTATTACTACTTTACCCATTACATCTTTTAATTTTGTCTCCTTAGTAATTTTACCATCATATATCACAGATTTTAATGTTGCATCTATTGACGTTGCTACTGCATGATATATGTTTGAGTCGTTGGGTTTTATTCGCAAATTAATAAATAAAGGGTCTTTATTGTTTGGAGAACCTTGAGAAAATGCATTGGTTGCAACTGTTGTCAATATTTTATCCAACAGTACGCTATTTTGTGTATCTAATAAAATATATGATTTATCACTTGATACTGCAACCATCGGTTTGAACACATTTTGTTCTTTTATATGAAATACTTCAAAGTCCAAAAAACGACAACCTCGTTTTAATACTTCCTTTACCATATTTGTACTAACATATTTACCACTACATGCCGAGTTATAAGATGCTTTTATACAATATTCATGTAATGGCATTTTCGCATATTTATTAGATATACTTTGAAGGTTGTTGAACTCATTGTATTTAGCTACTACGTCTTTAACTTCGTTTTCTGCTGGTTCAAATCCTTCTATCGTTTTTGAAAAACCTTCTGTCGTTTTTGTATCTAAATTATTCAATATTATACGCCTTTTATATTTCAAATTATATAACAGATAAATTATTAGTATTATTGAAATAATTAATAGGATCAAATGGAAATTATTAATCATATTTATATTTTATGTATATATAAACAAATATAATAAAAATATAGTATATAACTTATTCAATGGCTGGTGGATTACTAAATATAGTCGCTGTCGGTGCAAATAACATTTTTTTAACAGGTGACCCATGTAAAACATTTTTCAAAGCTACCTATGCAAAATACAGCAATTTTGGACTACAAAAATTTAGAATAGATTATGACGGACAACGAGATTTACGAAAGGCAGAACCGTCTACATTTACGTTTAAAATTCCACGTTATGCTGATTTATTGATGGACACCTATATTGTTGTTGCATTACCTGATATATGGAGTCCAATCTATCCTCCTACGCAAGATACTGGTTATAAATGGGCTCCATATGAATTTAAATGGATTAAAAATATTGGAACTCACATGATTAAAGAAGTTACTATTACATGTGGGTCTTTAACATTACAACGATATACTGGTGAATATATGGCAGCAATGGTTGACCGTGATTTTTCTACTGAAAAAAAGGAATTATTTAACAATATGACTGGTAATATTACTGAATTAAATGACCCAGCATATGCTCATGGACGAAGTAATACATATCCATCCGCGTCATTCACACCTGACCTTAATGGTGCTGAACCATCCATACGAGGACGCAACCTTTATATACCTATTAATACTTGGTTTACATTAAACAGTACATGTGCGTTTCCATTAGTTGCACTTCAATACAATGAATTAGTTGTCTCAGTTACTATGAGACCCATTCAAGAATTATTCCAAATACGAGATGTTTTTGATGTTGAGTATAATTATCCTTATATACAACCAGATTTCAATCAAAACCGATTCCAAATGTATCGTTATTTACAAACACCTCCTACTGGATTTATTAATGCAACTGATTATGATAATCCAGTTTCAACATGGAATGCTGATATTCACTTACTATCTACTTATTGCTTTTTATCTAAAGAAGAAACACAAGTTTTTGCTAAAGATGACCACGTGTATCTTGTAAAAGATGTGTTTGAACACAAATATGAAAATGTTACTGGGTCTAAACGCATTAAAGTCAATTCAAATGGTATGGTTTCCAGTTGGATGTGGTTTTTGCAACGCAACGACGTAAATTTACGTAATGAATGGAGCAATTATACCAACTGGCCATATGATAAATTACCTTCTAATATTACATTAGCACCAAACGAACCTTTACTCGGTATGGAATATGATTTATCGTATGGTATTGGTATTCATCCTGGAGTTAATAATGTTACAAATAGTGGTATCGCGATTACTGGTGTTTATCATAATGAAAATCGTAGAGATATTTTAGAAACCATGGGGATTTTATTAAATGGTGAATATAGAGAAAATACATTAACCCGTGGGATCTATGACTTTGTTGAAAAATATACACGTACTGGAGGAGCCGCGAAAGAAGGTCTATATTGTTACAATTTCTGTTTAAATACAAGTCCACATGAATATCAACCTACTGGTGCAATCAATTTAAGTAAATTCAAAACAATTGAACTGGAAATTAATACATATTCTCCCACTATTGATTATGTAAATTCCAGTTACGATATTGTATGTGATGCTGAATTTGGTGAACCCATCGGTGTTCGTAAATCTAATTGGCGATTATTTGAATACAATTATAATTTAACACTATACGAAGAACGTTATAATATTTTATCTTTTATTGGTGGAAATTGTGGCATGTTATATTCCAGATAATACTGCATGTTTCCTTATATAGCAACCTTTTATTTACGATTTTTACAGTATTCGTTTCATATATTGAGTAAAAATTAACAGAATATATATAATTGTTATTATATATATACGCCAACACCTTATGGGAGATACTATTGACAATGAAAATAATATAAAACATAATGATAAAAAACCTGATTTAAATAGGTCTTTTAGCAATAACAATAATGCAGATATTCGTGATTTTCAAAGTGAACATATGATTCATAAGTTAAAAAAAATAAAAAAAAAGAAAATGAAGAATAATTACAAGAAAGTCAAAGAACTTGATATTTTAACAAATGACCTTACTCCACCACCTGATACTGATACTGATACTGATAATACTATAAATGGTAAACAACCAACATCTACCATTCAACATATAAAAAATCTTATATTCAATAAAGATAAACCGATTATTGAAGGAGCCCATGAATTTAAAAAAGAGGAGTATGAGGGAATTCAAAAACCAAAAAAGATAATACGCCGACCAATAGTAACACAACATGCAGATGGTGATATTATTACCCGATTATATAAACATATTAATTACTATAATACGTATTTGGCAGAACTTCTTGTTGGCGAAAATGACACTTATAATAAAGAGTCAGCTGCCAGAGAGAATGATATTAAGTTAGTACGAAACTCTATTGTATGGTTAGAATGTGCATTTATTAGTTCTATTATGGTTTATAATTGGTACTTTGCTATTTATTTCGCTAAAGATAAGGGTATTCATATACCCTCGTTTTCTGCAGACGCACTCAGAGAACACTGGAGAAATGAAAATACTAAAGAAGAAAACTCAGTTATCAAAATTTTTTTATGGTTTTTTGAGTTTGCTTTATGGTTTCCTGAAAAATTAAACTGGTTATTAGTAGATATTTTACCCACAACATCAGGACTACTTAATGGCACTTGTAACTTTTTATTCTTATATTTTGTTTGTTTATATTGTGTCAAATATTTTGCAATAACATTTAAAAATTTCTTTGATGCAATATTCAAGATCGATAAAGGATTTCCAACAAACCCTATACTTTTGAGTATGTTAATGATTATATTCGGTTTATTTATAGTTTCTCTAACTAAAGAACCGAAATTACAAAAGGATGAGAGCGGGGGAGTTGCCAGTGCGATAATTAACGCGGGTACAGCTGCTGGTAAGGGTGGTGTGATTGATAAGTTTTTTAGAGGTATTTGGCATATTTTACATCTTATAATAGTAGTGGTTGTATGTGTTCCAGCTGGGGCTATTGCTTCTGGATTATATTTAATATATATGTCTTTCTTTTCACGGTTAACTTTAGGTAACTGGGATGTTACCGATGTTCTTTTCAGTATGGAATCTATAAATGAGATTGATAAACACATTCGTTCTTCTAAAGCTGGATTTGAAGAAACTGATTTATGTAACTCCAATACCTTTTTATCGTTCTTATACTCATTTTTATCTATTATTTTTAATTTTTTAGATTATTTTAAAACACATTTACTCAAAATTATTTACACCATTATGTTGGCGATTATAACGGTTAACATGTCTACCAATATTTCCTCTCTTGCTCCTAACAAACTTCCTTTAAATTTCTTCGCTGCTGCAATAAGTATCGCTGGTATAGTCATGGTTATCACAAGTATTATTAGATATTTTGAGTTGAATAAACCAACAAATACCGATGATTCTTTAAATGCGAATAATTTGAAATAAATACCTCTTAATTCATGATTTTATTAATTTTTGTAAAACTATTTTTTTGTTATAAGTACAATTGTTTATAACAAATTAATTACATACATATTAATATAAATATATCCACTTACACCTTATATATGACAAATAAAAAGAATAAAAATAAAACCGCATATAACAAAAAATATCCATTAGTTTCTATATGTACACCCACATTCAATCGTCGTCCTTTTATAAAAACTATGTTTGAATGTTTTAAAAATCAAGATTATCCCAAAAGTCGTATGGAATGGATTATTGTTGATGATGGTACCGATAAAATTAAGGACTTAATTGAAGCTTCTAATATTCCACAAATACGGTATTTTGAACTTGATAAAAAAATAACGTTAGGAGCAAAACGAAACTATATGCATAAACATGTTAAGGGTTCTATTATTGTTTATATGGATGACGATGATTATTATCCACCCGAACGTGTATCTCATTCCGTTGAAATGTTACTCAAAGATGATAAAGTTATGTGTGGTGGAACCAGTGAAATCTATGTATATTTCAAAACCATGAACAAAATGATTCAGGCTGGACCATATGGACCAAACCATGCTACTGCTGGCACATTTGCATTTAAAACAAAGTTATTGGAAGATACCAAATATAATGACACTGCAGCTTTAGCCGAAGAACGTGAATTTCTTAAAGGTTATACCGTGCCATTTGTTCAATTTGACCCATTAAAAACGATTTTGGTATTTTCACATGAACATAATACATTTGATAAACGTGAAATGTTTAAAACATCACACCCCGATTATTTTAAAGAATCACCTAAAACGGTTGATATGTTTATTCGGCAAGACCACGAAGCCAATGTTAAACAATTCTTTTTAGAAGATATTGATAAATTATTAGATAATTATGAACCTGGATTACCTAAAATGAAGCCTGATGTATTAAACCAGATTCAAAAAATAAAGAAGGAACGAGCCGAAGCTATTGACAAAATGCAAAATGGTCCTATTATGTTACAACAGGGAGATGGACAGCCTCCTATAGAATTAAATCACCAACAAGTTGTACAATTTATAAAACAATTACAACAGAAAAATGAAGAGTTAATACAACAAAACTCTCAAATACAAAATGCGTATAATCATTTACACAATGTTATTATTACTATGGAAAAATCTCTTTTTGAAACCAAAAAATTAATACCATAATTGCTTTCATTATCTTTACATATTACATAATATTATGTAATATATATCCTATTCTAAATCCAAATCCAAATCATCATCTTGCAATACTAATGTATCTTTCTTTACAGTACGGTCTAAATACCTATATATACGTTTTATATCTAATTTTGATAACCCATATGGTTCAAATATTTGTTCTATCTCGTTTACATGTTCCACATTTGAAAGCAAATCATATCCATAATACAGACGTAATTCTTGAAATAATGATACTATATCTTTTTTATCCAAATTCAACCGTTGGGTTAAGTTATAAATAAATAACATATTATTATATTCTGTTGAATATTTTGTTAATACTTTTGTAAATCTTATCTCTGACAAATGTTTTATGCTATTATCAGTAATCGCGTCATGGTAAATTTTGTTATTATAAAATGTTTTTATTAGTGAACTCATTTCATTAAATTGCCATATTTGTTTTTGAAAGGTAATGCGGTCAATGTAATCTGCTATACATATATGTGTTAATATCTTATAATACAAAGGAAACGTTATTTTTACATCTATTTTTGATAATACATCTACCAAATTCTCATGCCATAACAATGCTACAATTGTTCTATCCGTCTCATTCATAAAATGCTCATGTTCTTTAAATGTTACATTTTTCATAATTAAGGATTGGGTTATCTTCTTTGAATCTTCATCGTATAATTTTGTACGAAATAATTTCATTAATCTACCATTCTTTAAAATATCTGGTTGTTTTACTACAGATTCACATACAAATCGCAATTTTCGTAAATCGCCTTGGATATACATAAGTACTTCATTTATATCCTCTCCTCTCATATCAGTGTAATCTGGAATTACACGAGTTAATATTGTATTTACTTGAGTATGAGTTGGTGTTTTTATTTCAAACACATTACATACTTTCATTAATTCCTTTATTTTCTTGTCTATGTAATAATTTCCTATACAAATGATTGGATGTGAACATGTGTTCTCCAATCTTTGTTTTTTTGTTTTTTTCTGCCGAATTAATTTTATTAATGCCGTTATACCACCTTTATCTCCATTATTCATTCCATCAATTTCGTCCATTACTATCGCTATTTTACGAACCTTCTTTGTAAACATATCTAACACATTTCGGTTTGATATGTTATGACTTGTTATTGTATCTATTGATGATTTATTTCTTACATCACCTGCATCATATTTTACCATATCATAATCCAAATCTTTTAATAATTTATTAATAAATTCGGTTTTTCCACAACCTGGAATACCATATATGTATATACCTTTTTTATAATTTATATTTTTTATACGTTCGTCAAAATTTATCAAATGTTCTTTTATTTCATGCGATATTTCTTGTCTATTAAATATTATATTTGTATTAATCTCTTCCATTTGTATTGTTATATATATGGTATAATCATTTAACTTCATTCAAACGAATAATATTATGTATCATAAAATTATTCAAATATATTTTTTAACGCGAAAAATTACTGAAATCCGCCGTGCGGGGAATATAATCACCATTCGGTTTTGATGGTAATTTACCATAGTAAGAATAAGGGTCAGTCATACCAGTATTTCCTGTGATTGGACCTTGTTGTACTTGTTGACCTACTACAGCATTTGTTGTACCTGCACTTCGTTGTCCGTCAGGTACCACTTGACCTGCTGCATTTACTGTACTACCTACAACATTTCCTACTGCATCTATCGCACCACTTGCTGCATTTCCTACTGCACCTAATACACCCGTTGCTACATTACTTGCGGCACCTACTGCTCCAGTTGCTACATCTCCCGCCGCACCTACTGCACCAGTTGCTACATCTCCCGCCGCACCTACTGCGCCAGTTGCTACATCTCCCGCTGCGCCTACTGCACCAGTTGCTACATCTCCCGCTGCACCTACTGCTCCAGATGCTACATTACCCACTGCACCTACTGCATCCTTAACAGGGGCTTTCTTTGGCTCATCCTTTACTACACTTTTACCACTTGCATCTTGTGTTCCCGACCCACCTTTTCCACCACATGAGTTACATGTACCTGTATTATAATTACATGATGGGCATGCTGGGCATACGGGTGGTACTATTTGAGTTTTTAACATATATCTATCTAATGCATTACTATCTACTCCATCTCCAGTACCATTAAATATGCTATCATAATAATCTGTTCTTGACCTTCTGTTACTATCTGTTTCTTCACTATCAGTGTCAGAGTCTCCACCTGCATCAGGCTCTGCTGTGTCTACACCTTGCTCTGTAAATCTCTTTACATTACGTAAAGTCATATCACCATCACTATTTTTATTTACTAATGCTACTAATGTTTTCTTTGCATTTTCAATATACAATATCATATTTTGACCACACATATCATGGATAATGCGAGGAACAAAACTTGTATTTGCTACACTATCATCATTTCCACGGGTATTTTCACCAGTTGAATTTGGGTTAGATAATGTTTCTGTATTTCCACCTCTCTTACATATCTTTATTTGTTTATTTGAACCTTCTCCAGAAGATACTAATAGACTTGCATTGCTAATATCATA